AGTATTTACTCAAGTTTCTTGTTTAGAGTGCCACCAACTAGAAATTATGGCTCATTAGAGACTGACCCTAGTTTAGAATCATTCTTAAGTGATACTGACCTTGATGGGCAAAACTTCAATGCCTTTATGAAAAATGCTCAGATATATTCTGGTGTATATGGGAATGTCTGGATATTTGTTGATAAACCTATGAGTAACGCACAGACAAGAGCAGAAGAACTTAATCAGGACATAAGACCTTACCTTACTATGATAACTCCTGATAATGTCATGGATTGGAACTATGTAAGAGCGGCAAGTGGACGATATATTCTTGATTATATAAAAATCAGGGAAGAAGTAACATCAGATGGATCATACTTTAGAACTTGGACACCAAATGAAATATCTTATATTTTTGTACCAGATAGAGGTAAAGTTTCAGTTCTTGAAACAAACCCTAATCCATTAGGTAGCATACCAGCTATTTGTTTGTATAACAAAAGATCGCCTCGACAGGGTATTGGTATAAGTGATTTGACAGATGTTGCATTATTGCAACAGTCTATTTACAACGAGCTATCTGAGATGGAACAGCTTATTAGATTATCAAACCACCCTAGTCTTGTGAAAACAGAAGGTGTTGAGGCTAGTGCTGGTGCTGGTGCGATCATATCCATGCCAGATGATTTAGATAGTGGACTGAAACCTTTTCTATTACAACCAAGCGGATCTAATCTTAGTGAGATCAGATCATCTATTGAACAAAAGATTGAGATGATAGATAGAGCTACACATATGTCAGGTGTGAGACAAACCAAGACCCAAGTACAATCTGGGATTGCTTTACAGACTGAGTTTGAAAATCTTAATTCTGTGTTGAGTGAGAAAGCTGATCTATTGGAAAATGCAGAGGAGCAAATATGGAGTCTATGGGCTAGATGGCAAGGCAAGTCATTTGATGGAGAGATTGATTATCCAGATACCTTTAATTTAAGAGATTATGCTTCTGATCTTGCGTACTTGCAACAAGCCAAAGCAAGTGGTGTGAGATCAAGCACATTCCAAAAAGAGATTGATAAACAAATTGTTGGAGCAGTTATTGATGATGATAAAGTTATCAGAACGATAAATGATGAGATCACAGCACAAGCAGAGGTAGGAGTATTTGAAACAGCACAAACTCAAGCAGAAGTAGCTGAAGAAGAAGATGCCGAGTAAGCTAGATTTATCGGAGGACAGCAAAGTCAGTCTCCCAGCCAAAAATTTAATAACGATTATTGGTGGAATTCTAGTAGGCTCGTGGTTTGCCTTCGGAGTGATTGAGAGGTTAAATGTTATAGAGACTGAACTACAATTAATCGCAAAAGATTTACAAAGTGCAAACGAATTTATTGATGGTGTACCTAAAGGAGATATGGTTAGCCCACAAATAAATGAGCTTTTTATGCTCGTGGAATTTCTTGCAACTAATCAGAATAAATTAAAAGAACAAGTTGAAAACGAAATACCGAACATAAAAAAGAATGATATGACAATTCAGTTTCACGAAGAACGAATAATTGATTTAGAAGAAAAGAATGGAACTTACTGATGATCGAACTAGTTTTTACTATGATGATGATAAGCAATGGTACAGTAATTGAGTATGTGCCTATGGGTGAAGGTGTAGAGGGTATGAAATCTTGTTTGGAGCAAAAACGTATTGTTTCTCGGCAAATAGGTGAGGGGCAAGAAGGTATCTATGTAAAATGTGATGAACTTAAGGTCGAATTAGAAAATGACATGGGTCGTTTACGAATTAAGAGAATTATTGAATGACTTGTTCTAACTGCGGACATGAGTGTCATTGCTCAAATGGAAGTCAATGTCCATGCTGTCCATGTATGAACTGTGAACATAATGCTCTTGATGAGTTCTGGAAACAATTAAGTGAGAAAGAGTAAAACTTACACAGCACATATACCAGTTCACAAAGGTACTTCCATTGGTCGTAATCCGATCACAAGTACAATGAACAAAAAAAAGAAGGCAAGTTTTAAGAAGTACAGAGGACAAGGTAAGAAAAGATAATGGATAAGATTGAGAAACTAGCACAAGCCAGAGAAAACCTTGTAGATGACATCGAATTGAGACATAACAACAGACTGAACATTGCGTTAGAAAATTTAGAAAAAGATGTTGTAGATATTGCAAATGACCTACCTACGAGAAAAGGTAAGCTATTTGAGGCACGATTAGCAGTAGAGATAAGACCTAAATTAAAAGAAGCAATTGATAAACATTATTTATTATGGGCTGATAATACAGTTAGAGAATACGATAAGCTGGCAAAAGTTATTGTTGCAAACATGAAAGACTTGCCGATACCAGCTAAATTCAAAACTCTTACTGAGATAGATATTCAAACTATTACAAACCTTAAAAGATTAAAATTTACTGGTTTTTTAGATATTGCAACTGAGACAACAAATGCTTTAGCAGATAATGTTTACTCCTCGACAATAGCTGGCAAATCATTTACGGATATGCAGAAGGAGTTACAGCAGAGAATAAACGGAGTTTATATCAAAGCTGATGTAGATGAGATAGATGAATTGGTGGAATTTGTAGCAACAACAACTGATGAAGTCGCAAGACAAAAAGCGATAGACAGATTACATACTTTTTATGGTGCTGATCGTACTGGTGAGAATATGAGAAGATATTCAAAGCAGTTAGCACATGACAGTTTGATGGAGTTTGACGGACAGTTTACAAAAGCGAAAGCAACTGAGGCTGGACTGACAAATTTTCTCTATTATGGAGATATAATTGGCGATAGTAGACCATTTTGTATTGCAAATAGAGGAAAAATATTTTCAGAAGATGAACTTAGAGATAAGTGGTCATCTGAGAGTTGGAAAGGAAAATCAACTTCCGATCCATTTATAAGTAGAGGTGGTTATAATTGCCGACACCATCTACAACCTACTGATCCAAGTTGGTATAATGACAATGGCGATTTAATAATATAGGAGAAATCTACTATGGCTGACGAGCAAAAAACGGAGATTGAGAATACTGAATCTCTTGAAACAAAACAGGAAGTCGAACAAAAAGAACCAATGATCGCACAAAGTGAGTTGGATAAGATAATCGAAAAACGACTTGCAAGGGAAAGAGCAAAGATTGAAAAGAAATTCAATGGCATTGACCCAGACGAAGCACGACAACTTTTAGAAGAAAAAGAAGCTAAAGAAGTTGAGATGCAAAAACAACGAGGCGAATTTGATAAGGTATTAAAAGAAACAGTATCTAAAAAAGATGCTGTCATATCACAATATCAAGCTGAGTTGCAAAAAGTACGAATTGATGACGCATTGATAAAAGTAGCAAGTGAACAACAAGCTATTAAACCAGAGCAAGTAGTTAATTTGTTGAAAAACAGAGTCCAATTAGGGGACGATGGTAAACCTGAAATAGTTGGTGATAACAATGCACCGATGTATAACGATAAAGGCGAGCCACTTAGTATCAAAGAATATGTTGGACAGTTTTTAGATGACAACCCTCATTTTAAAATAGCATCACCTAGTGGTGTTGGTTCTAAATCGAGTGTTGGAGGTGATACACCAAAACCTTTAAACTTGGCGGAACTAAACATGAATAATCCTGAAGATAAAGCTAAATACATGGAATATCGTAAGGAAAAGTTCAAAAATTATTAATAACAATTTAACCATATAGGAGAAAATTATGGCTGACGAAACAACAACATCGACATTAGATGATTTGATCTCCCCGTTGGTTGCGGAGGCTCTATTTGTAGCTTCTGAGCGATCAATTATGAGAGGTCTTGTAAGAAATTACACAATGCCTAAAAATTCAGGCAAGGTACTACAAGTGCCAATTTACCCAACAGTATCAGCGGCGGCTGTTGCAGAAGCAACTGATCTAAGCAATACTGCAATCTCAACTTCAAAGAAAGATCTAACTGTATCAGAGGTCGGAGTTATGGCTACTGTAACTGATCTAACTTTGAATGTATCTGAATCAGATGTAGTAAGAGATTTAGGAAAATTATTTGGTGAGGCAATCGCTAAAAAAATTGACCTAGACTTAACTGCACTATTTGGTGGGTTTTCAACAACTGTTGGATCAAACTCAACAGCAATGTCTGCGGCATTGATCTTCCAAGCAGTAGCAAAACTAAGATCAGCTGGTGTTCCGGGGGACGATCTTGCCTGTGTTATACACCCACAAGTTGCATTTGACTTGAAATCTGGTTTAACAAACACTTTTGCTAACCCAAATCCG